GAGAACCCAATCCCGTATCCATATTTTGTAGGTGCTAATATCCCTGCTGAGATTATGGCGCAGGACTTTGATGGTCGTATTGACGTACTACCTGTATCAGATCCGAACATCTTTTCTATGTCACAGCGTATGTCTTTGGCTCAGACGCAGTTGCAACTGGCACAGGCCGCGCCGCAGATGCATAATCTGTATGAAGCCTACCGCCGGATGTACGATGCGTTGGATGTGAAGAACATTGACGACATCTTGCCAGCACCACAGCCGCCACAGCCTTTGGATCCGGCAACGGAGAACGGCAACGCGCTGAAGGGTATGCCGTTGCAGGTATTCCCTGACCAAGATCATGAGGCGCATCTCAAAGCTCACGTTTTGATGATGAAGAGCCCAGCTATACAGATGAACCCACAGGGTTACATCATGATGCAGTCTCATATACAGGATCACGTCTCAGCCTTGGCGCGTATTTATGTACAGAAGTTCTTTGAACAGATGAACGAAGAAGCTGTGATGAATGGTCAGCCACCTGCCGCCATTGCTAATGAGATGGTTGATGCTGTTATAGCCCAGCAGGTTGTGGAGATTATGGAGCAGATTGGTCCTGAATTGATGCCAGAACAGCCTGTTGACCCGCTTGTAGCTATCCGTCAGCAGGAGTTGCAGAACGATCAGATGGAAATTCAGCGTAAGATGCAGAACGATGCAATGGACTTCCAGATCGATCAGGCAAAGCTGACACAGGCTATGCAGTTGGCGCAGCAGCGTATGGGCTTGCAGCAAAACATTGCTGACGAAAGAAACGATGTCAACGTATACCGCATTAATACACAAGCTGCACTGACGAGAAACCGTGGTCAATAATGTACAAGGTCATAGTTCTAGCTTGTAGCACACTTGTGCCACAAGATTGCTGGGAATACCACGATACGAGGGGACCTTACGAAACACAGGAAAGATGTGCCAGCCGCGCTTATGACATGAGTAACGACATAGCACAGTATAATAAGGGTAAGCTTATGGCTAAATCTTTTGAATGCATACCGTTGATTGGAAAAAGACTATGATACAAGCGCTGATTGGGCCAGTCACAGGACTGCTGGACAAGTTTATTGAAGACAAAGACCAGAAGAATAAACTGGCGCATGAACTTGCTACGATGGCAGACAAGCATGCTCAAGAGCTTGCCAAAGGCCAGCTTGCTATCAACGCCGAAGAGGCGAAGCACCGTAGCATTTTTGTAGCGGGTTGGAGACCCTTTATTGGGTGGACATGTGGGATTGCGTTAATGGCCCACTTTGTTTTATTTCCGGCGACTGATTTTATTGTAGCCTATATGGGCTATGAAATACCGCCAATGCCAGCTTTTGATATGGACAGCCTGATGACTGTGCTGTTGGGCATGCTCGGTTTGGGCGGCATGCGTAGCTTTGAAAAGTTCAAGGGTGTATCTAAATGAGTTACACAATGGAGAAAATTCTGGCGTGGAAACTACTGCCGCGCCTGATGATGCTGGCTATGACAGTGATGGCTTATCAGGTTGTGCAGTGGTTCATGGATCTTGGTCCAGCGGCTACGACACAGCAGACTGCTTTTGTGTCTACGGTAGTTGGTGCAATGACAGGTGCCTTTGCTGTGTGGATGGGCCATGAAACAAAGTAAGAGCCCTTGTGTTGGGATTTGTGTCTTAGACGAAGATCGTATAAGATGTATCGGGTGCGGTAGAACAATCGAAGAGATTATTAGTTATGGCAAGACCAAGAGTTAATCAATTTGCAAAAGACATGGGTTTGAGCCGTAATCAGGCACAGAAACTTATTAGTGAGGGTCGTCGCCGCAAAGACGGTGGATCTGAAATACTAGACAGTTATTCTCCAGAGCTACGTCAAAGGATGCAGCGCTATGAGGATGCAGAGCGCATATTCACTGAAGACACAAGGATTGGTACGATGTCTGACAAGAAGAAAATGAAACTACCTAAGTCAAAGAAGAAGATGCTTGAGCGCTATGAAAATGATCGTGCGCCTAGCAACCCCGGCACACTAGAAGATCCTAGAGATGAAAAGAACCCACCTGTTGTTGCAAAAGACGGCAAGTACATGAGTTGTCGTGGTGGCGGTAAAGCAATTCAAGGCACGGTTTTTCGCGGAGTTAGCTAATGCCTGATAATTGGGGTGGTGGAACAAGCTCTGCCACAGGCAGTGTTGATAACAGTGTAGGTTCGGGCGGAGCTTCAAATAGCAACCCCGGCAGCGGAACTGATGCTCAAGCAGCAGCAGAACAAGCAAAAGCGCAGCAAAGCAATGGCTTCTTCGGCGGTCTGCTTGATTCCGTAACAAATCAAATGACACCCGGAAACGTGATGTCAACCGCTGGTTTGTTGATGGGTTCCCCGGCACTAGCTATGATGGGTGGATTGGCTAGTTTAGGTGGCTATTTAGGTAATAAATTCGGCGGCACCAACACAGGCCCTGTTGGCCCCGGCCCCGGAGACGGCCCAGAACGCGCACAGGTTCAACAGATCGTACCTACCTTTAATCCAATCGAAGATATGGTTGGGTCTGAATATGTGGCGTATGGCGGTGTTGGGGCGGATCAGTTACGAAGACAGTTGTTTCCGTATATGAATTTCAACCAGCCCACACAGCCCGGTATTACAGGTTTGGTTGGTCAATATGCAGGTGCTGGTCAAGGCACAGGATTAATGACAGGGCCATTTGGCGCTTCGAACACACAGGTGTAGATATGAAGATTGAAATCAAACTTATTCCAGATGGGCTGGACTTGAGCAAAGCAATTCAGGACGGCATGCCTGTTGAGAAGATGGAAGAAGCTTGCCCGATTGCTACGCAAGACGTGGAGACAAACGAAGAAAACCGTCGTCTTGCTGTTAAAGAAAACCAGTATGGCCCAGCTATCAACCCAGAGGAAAGCTGTGGAACATGCTCCGTGTTCAATATTACAGAGCACATGCAGCAGTGTATGAAGGATGAATCTGGTGAAGTTGGCTATTGCCAGTTGCTAAAGTTTATGTGTAGTGCTAAGAACAGTTGTGAAGAATGGGCTGAAGGTGGCCCGATGACAGACTTGCCGGGTGAATATGATGATTCATGTGATTGCGGCAAACCTGATTGCAACTGTGGAATGTAAATGGATGTAGTTTCTTTTATCTCAAGGTACCAAAAAGCCTTGAGAAATCGTGTAGATGACATTAGTTTATCTATTACGAGTGGTGGTGCTTCCGACTGGGAAGACTACAAAGCAAGGGTAGGTGAGATACAGGGACTCACCTATGCACTTGACGAACTTCAAACCCTGCTAAAAAAGGCTAACTATGACGAAGACTCTCTTAGTACCTGACTATATCGTAGAGCAGCAGAAAGCTAAAAAGAAAGCTGAAGAAGCCGCAAAATCCAAATCCATCGCAGAACGAGTACCGCAGCCCACAGGCTGGCGGATTCTTGTCATGCCCTATATGGGCAGAGAAAAAACTGAAGGCGGCATTTATATCCCTGATGCCGCTCGTGAAAAAGAAGCCCGTGCGACAACCGTAGCATATGTCGTAAAGGTTGGCCCTCTAGCATATCAAGATCCTAACAAGTTTGGCGACGGCTGTGAGCCGTGGTGCAAGGAAGGTGATTGGGTGTGTATTGGGCGCTACGCTGGATCTCGCTTCAACATCGAAGGTGGCGAGGTTCGTATTATCAATGATGATGAAGTCATTGCCACTATCATCGATCCAGATGATATTAAAACATACGGAGTTTAAGTATGCCTGATTTAGCAGAAAAAGAAGAACTTGAAATCATTGAAACTGAGGATGAAGCCCAAGAGGTCGAGACTCAGGAATTTGAAACTGAGTCCGAAGAGACAGAGCAAAAAGCTGATAACGATGATGACGAACTCGCATCGTATTCGGAATCTGTTCAGCGCCGTATTCGCACACTGACTGGTAAGTACCGCGAGGAAGAGCGGCAACGTCAAGCAGCGTTAGAGTATGCGGAAGGCGTAAAAAAGCAAAACGAAGAATTACAGGCTCGACTAAACAAGTTAGATGAGTCTTACGTTGGTGAGTTTGGCACTCGGTTAGAGTCTCAAGTGATCGCTGCTAAAGAAGCATATAAGAAAGCATATGACGAAGGTGATGCTGACGCCATGTTTGAGGCCCAGCAAAACATTAGTCGGCTGGCTATGGAGCAGGCAAAGTACGATCAGATTAAAGAGCGTGGTCAACAGCAGGTACAACAGCCCGTTGAAGCACCACAAGTTGCCCCACGGCAGCAAGCTCCAGCCAAGCCTGATCCAAAAGCTGAAGCTTGGGCATCAAAGAATGAATGGTTTGGTGCTGATCAGACCATGACATATGCAGCTTTTGGTATTCATAGACAACTAATTGAAGATGAGGGGTTTGACCCAACGTCTGATGAGTATTATACTGAGCTAGATAGACGTGTCCGTACTGAGTTTCCGCACAAGTTTAAGGAAGCAGTTCGTGACGCAGGACCCCGAGTCGCTTCTGCGGAGTCCACGGCTTCTAAGTCGTCTAAAAAGGGGCGCAGAACAGTCAAACTTACGCCTTCGCAAATTGCTATTGCGAAACGCTTGAATGTTCCGCTTGAAGAATATGCAAAGTACGTCAAGGAGTAAGAATATGACTGATAGAAATACACGCGAATCAACATCACGCGCAAAAACCACACGGCGCAAGCCGTGGACACCGCCATCAAAGTTGGCAGCACCTGAAGCACCAGCAGGTTACAAGCATCGTTGGATCCGCACATCAATTCGCGGCGAAGATGATCGTACAAATGTAGCAGCAAAACTTCGGGAAGGATGGGAACCAGTACGGGCAGATGAATATCCTGATCTGGCTGACCAGTATCCGACTATTGATGAAGGTAGAAATGCTGGGGTTATTGGTGTGGGCGGTTTAATGCTTGCACGGATCCCAGAAGAAACGGTTGAAGAAAGAACTGAATATTACCGGGAGCAGACCCGCAATCAAATGAAAGCCGTTGACGATAACCTGATGAGGGAACAACATCCCTCAATGCCTATCCATAACGATAGGCAAAGTCGTGTATCATTCGGGGGCAAGGATTAGTCCCCTTAATCTGATAAGGAGTAAGCAATGGCAAACACTAATGTTGCCTTCGGCCTCAAGCCGATCAATACCGCAGGTAGCGCTCCAGCTACCCAAGGTACTAATGCATACTTCATCGACAGCGCCGCTAGCGCGATCTATCAGGGATCAATGGTAAAGGCCGATAACGGTGGTGAAATCGTTATCTGTTCTGCATCCGGCGATACTGAAGCTCCCGTTGGCGTTTTTGCTGGCTGTGAATATGTATCATCTACGACTGGTAAGAAAGTCTTCTCAAACTACTGGCCCGGTTCAGGTGCCGACACAAACTTCGATATCATCGGATATGTGTACGACAACCCGCTCCAGCGCTTTGTAATTTGCACAGACGCTAGCATTACCAACAAAGCAACTGCTGTTGCCGCCATTTTTGAGAACTCACAGTTCAATAATGGTGCAAGCGGTAGCACAACCACAGGCATTTCTAGCGCACAGCTTGATGTCGCAACTCTCGACGCCGCTAACGCCTCTCTTCCTTTGAAGATTGTGGGCATCTTAGACGACGCTGAGAACGCCGACTTCACTGCCGCTGGTATTCCTATGATTGTGATGCTTAACAACCACGCACTGCTTCAGTCTAATTCTGAAGCCGCAATCGCATAAGGGAGTGTAGATAATGGCTATTTCTCGCGCACAACTCGCCAAAGAACTAGAGCCGGGTCTAAACGCTCTCTTTGGTATGGAATATGGTCGCTACGAAGGCCAGCATGCTGAAATCTTCGACACCGAGTCATCAGATCGGGCATTCGAGGAAGAAGTTATGCTGTCGGGTTTCGGGGCTGCGCCGACTAAAGGTGAAGGCACAGGTGTATCTTACGACGATGCACAAGAAGCTTACACTGCTCGGTACAACCACGAGACAGTAGCAATGGCTTTCTCAATCACTGAAGAAGCTGTTGAAGACAATCTTTATGATCGTCTGGCCTCTCGCTACACTCGTGCACTCGCACGGTCAATGGCACACACAAAGCAGGTTAAAGCTGCATCAATCCTGAACAACGCATTCTCTGCTGGCGCATTTGCTGGTGGTGACGGTGTTGCTCTTTGTGATGCATCACACCCGCTGACATCAGGCGGCACTTTCGCCAACGAACCATCAGTAGCTGCTGATTTGAACGAAACTTCTTTGGAAGACGCTCTGATCAACATTGCTGGTTTCGTTGATGAGCGTGGCCTGATTGTTGCTCTTCGTGGCATGAAGCTGATCATCCCACGTCAGTTGCAGTTCGTTGCAGAACGTCTGCTCGTATCAAACCTTCGGGTAGGTACAGCCGACAACGATATCAACGCCATCAAGTCATCAGGCATGCTGCCTGAAGGTTATGTAGTCAACGACTACTTGACCGACACCGATGCGTTTTTCATCAAAACTGACGCGCCAAACGGCTTCAAGCACTTTGAACGTGCTGCTCTTGCAACCAATATGGACCCAGACTTCGACACTGGTAACATGCGGTTCAAGGCCCGTGAGCGTTACAGCTTCGGCTTCTCAGACCCACGTTGTGTATTCGGTTCACCGGGCGCATAATTGTAGGCATAATAAAGTAAAAGGGCGGCTATTCAGCCGCCCTTTTTTTATGTATAATGATTTATCCCTGACAGTCCGGGGTTCGGACTGACACTAGCCACGACAGGAGATAAAAATGGCTCGTACAACTTTTTCAGGTCCACTGAAGGTAGATACTGCTTTCTGGGCAACTCCAATTCTTTTTGCAGACCTACCAACCGCTTCAGCAGATAACGAAGGGTACAT